ATTAAGAACAACGGTTCTGTCTCGGAAGGTTATACCATTAACCACTTCTTGACCGACACCAATGGTTGGTTCTTGACCACGGACGTTCCTAACGGTATGAAGCACTTTGTGCGTTCGCCTTTGGCTCAGTCAATGGACGGCGACTTCGACACGGGCAATGTCCGCTACAAGTCACGTGAGCGTTATAGCTTTGGCTGGTCTGATCCTCTTGGTATGTTTGGATCTGCTGGTGCTTAATTAGTCTTATATAAGACTTACGGAGACCCCGCTCAAAAGGCGGGGTTTTTCTTTTCTTCGTGGTGATGAATTCGGTGGCAGTTTGCGCATAGAACTATACACTTTTTAATTTCTGCTCTAGCTTGTTTATATAAACCTTGTTGCGCTAATTTGTTAACGCTTCTATGAGCTAATTTAAATACGTGGTGAAAATCTAAAGCCACTGGGTGGCTAAAGCCACATTTGGTACAAGAAAGAGTTGCTTTAAAAGCCTGCCATTCTATTCTTTTATTTTTTCTGTGTTTACAGTTTGCAGCTAACACTTTTTGTTTATTGTTTGCATAGTGTTTAGCAGAACTTTTTTTGGATGATTCTTTTTTTCTTGGGTCGTTTGGGTCTTTATAGGGCATATTTGGTATATAAAGTAGGTTGCTTGCTATCAAAAGAATAAACTTTAATTTGACCCCCAGAATACAAATCGACTTGACATGCCGCCCAGCAAGCGTCTTCGGCTGTATGACCTAATGACATACCCGCCAGCGCCGCTAAGGTACCGCTTCCTAAAGCGTCTTGGGTATAAATCTGCCAAAACCGCAAGTCCTTACCAGAAACAAATATTCCAGCTTCTGAAAGCAACATAAAGTCCGCATCATCCGCTTCTTTTATAATTGGGACCTTGCCCTTTTTCCCATCCATAAAGTATTGGACAACTTCTTGGATGCTCATTGTACTTCCAGCCCCAGCTAACCATCCTTGTGGAACCCGATATACTTTATCGCTATTTAATTCTTTAGTATCTGAATCGTCATCAGAAGTCTGGCTATCGGAAACTATAATTTTTCTTCTAGCATCACCCACTATGGTAGTCATTTAGTTGCCATCATCCATAAGCCTACATTAGCACCTGCGTAACAGATGTAACAGATTAACATTGGTATGTTTCCTTTAAGACCTTGTTCTACGGCTATGTAAAAATAAATTATGCCCGTTACGATAATAAGCCAAGCACTCACGGCGCCCCCACGTATTTATTGAACTTTGCCTATTTTACCCAATATTCTTGCACACTACTAAAAAAAGTAGTAATATCGTAGAAACCGGGAATAACCGGCTTATTAGACTGTCCCGGCAGACAACATACTGACTAATAAGCTGATCTTGTATGTAAGGACAATTTAAAATGACTTTAGCAACTACCTCGTCGTTATGGCGTTCAACAGGTGGCGATTCCACTCGTACAGCTTATGCTGGCTCAATGGATATGGTCGCTCAGTTTTACATCGCTAACACATCTTCTACTACCGCAAACGTAGTGGTTTCAGCTACTAATACAGCCCCAATTATTCTTCCAGCTAACGCTGTTGTATTAGCTATTAATATTGCTAACCCATCTACAGGCGCTAACTCTACCTGTAACATAGGGTTTACCCCAATTACTGGTGGCGGTCCCGGACAGCCTATTACTTTAGGTACTAATGTTCCCGGCGCATTTGTATTAAATGGCAACGTAACAACTCGTCAAGCAGTTACTCTTGGCAGTACAGGCGCAGGCGCTTCTTTAGGTAACGTTGCTAATGCAACTAACTTATTTATTGTTACTTCTGCTATCGGTACTGCTGGTGCTGTTGGTGGCCCTGTTACTGGTTCTATTCGTTACTACGTAGCTGACAACGGTCAACAAAACGTTTAATTAATCTAGGGGGATTCGTCCCCCGCTTAAATCTTAAGGAGATTAATTATGATGCAAACTGACGTAAAAGCCTCGCACTTCAATGTGTCGGGTAATGCTGTAACAAGTACTTGCCGTTTAAAGGGTGTTTTATCTACTGCTGGCGCAACTGCTGGCTATGTAAACTTGTGGGATTCAACCGCCGCTCCTTTAACTGGTACTTACGCTCGTGCTAACACTACTGTAACTGTATCCGTAACGGCTCATGGTTTAACCAATGGGCAAGCATTTGGATTTGTAGCAACATCAAATAATGCAACGGACGGCAATTATGTGGTTACTTCTTTAGCTAATGCTAATGCGTTTACTTTTACCGATATTAATACGGGTACTGCGGCAGGAAACTGTTCTATTAATACCCGTTGGTTGATGTCTTGGGATACAGCGAACATTCAAGCAGAAACTTATATGTTATTGCCCGGCGAAGGTATTAAAGCTAATAATGGCATTTATGCAGAACTTAGCAACGTTACTGGCGCAATCGTATTTTATGGCTAAGAAAAAAGGTCCTTCTCTAGCAATAGGTCGTGGTGAAAAGCTTCCTGTATCTAAGGGGGCTGGACTGACCGCCAAAGGTCGTGCTAAATATAACGCCGCTACTGGCTCTAACCTAAAGGCTCCGCAGCCTGAAGGTGGTGCTAGGAAGAAGTCGTTCTGCGCCCGTATGTCTGGAATGCCCGGACCAATGAAAGATGAAAAGGGCAGACCTACTCGTAAAGCGGCTAGTCTAGCTCGATGGAAATGTTAAAATGAGTCCAGATGAAAGACAAGAGTTAGTATCTTTAGTAACTCATGCAGTTGAATCAGTTGTTGTTAATAACCGTCTTAGCCCAGATGAGATACATTGGGTTCGTATGGCTATTCAAGCAGAAGCAGAGCGGGCCTCATTACGCAAAGCAATTATTGAAAAGTCTTTAGCTGGATTGATGTGGATTGCCATTGTCGCCGCTGGTGGCTGGTTAGTTGATTTTGTTACGAGCCACTGGAGATAATATGCCTAGTACATCTAAAAAGCAGCACAACTTTATGGCAGCAATTGCGCATAGTCCAGCATTTGCAAAGAAAGTAGGAGTTCCACAGTCCGTGGGAATGGATTTTAACAAGGCCGATAAAGGCAAAACATTTAAAGGTGGTGGTATGGCTAAGAAACTATTTGGCGGTAAAGAAACAGTTAAAGAAGAACTTGCTGAAGCTAAAGCAATTAAGTCTGGCAAAATTAGTCCTATGCAATATGCTAAGGGCGAAGAGTCAGAAAAGAAAATGCGCAAGGGCGGTAAAGCTTGCATGGCTGAGGGTGGTGAAATTGAGACTGAAACAGCTCAAGGGCAGAATAAAAATATTAGTGACGAGACCCGTCGTCGCGCTATGGAAATGGTTAATTTAGATGTAAATGCAGAGCCACGTATTACTAAAGATGCGCCTAGAGCCAGAGCACGGGCAAAAATGCGTGAAAAAGCAAATGTTATGACTGGTGCTATGTCTCGTATGAATCCTGCTGGCGATACTTATAAATCAGGCGGTAAAGTATCACAACTAGCTAAAGCTAATGGCTGCGCTGTTCGTGGTAAAACCAAAGGTCGGATTATTTAATCATGCCATTTACAGAAACTGGTAAAGAAAAAGAGAAGCGTGAAGCCTATTACAAGGCCAATAAAGAACGTGGAATCCGTCAGGAAAAGCAGCGGGATTATGAAATGTTTGGTACAACCGAACAGAACATTCCTGCCGTAGATACTATGGGCAATGTAACTGGAATGAAAAAAGGCGGATCAGTTAAGAGGCCAACCATGACATATCAAACATATACAGAAACTGGCAAACCAGCCGGCATGAATACTGTGAGCATGGCTAAGGGTGGATCAGCTTCTGCTCGTGCTGACGGCTGTTGTGTTAAAGGTAAAACCAAAGGAAAAATGGTATGAGACCTAGCCGTGGTATGGGCGATATAGCCCCATCTAAAATGCCTAAAGGCGTAAAAAAAGCCCGCAGAGACAATACTGATTTTACTCAGTTTGCTGAAGGCGGTAAGGTGGGTTTGTACGCTAATATTAACGCTAAGAAAAAACGAATTGCCGCTGGATCTGGCGAGAAGATGAGAAAGCCCGGAACCAAAGGCGCACCAACTAAGCAAGACTTTATTAACTCCTTAAAAACAGCGAAGAAATAATGGCTACTAAAAACTGGATTCAAGAAGCAATTAAGAAGCCCGGCTCATTACGTAAGGCGCTTGGTGCTAAAGCTGGAAAACCTATCCCAGAATCAAAGCTAGCTGCTGCGGCAAAAAAACCCGGTAAATTAGGTAAACGTGCTAGGCTAGCGGAGACATTAAAAGGCTTAAAATGAAACCTGAAGACTTTATTGACCGTCAAATGGAAGCATCTGATAAGTTATTTAAGGTTATGTTTGACGACCACAAAGAGCGCATGAAAGATATGGTGCTTTGGGCAGATATGAACTCTGGACTTATGCGGAAGCTAGATGAGAGAGATGAAGAAATAGCAAGATTAACTGCGGAACTTATCGCAATGAAAGCAGCCTCAGGACTATGACAACAATAGGGCAATCAGTATTTAACCTAGACCTCAACGATTTAGTTGAAGAGGCTTTTGAGCGGGCTGGCTTAGAGCTGCGCACGGGTTATGATATGCGGACTGCCCGTAGATCTTTAAACTTACTTACGATTGAATGGGCAAATCGTGGAATTAACCTCTGGACTATCGAACAAGGCCAAATTCCTATGGTTACTGGGCAAGCATCATACCCATTCCCTACTGATACGATTGACCTTTTAGACCAAGTAATTCGTACAAATAACGGTACATCTAACCAGATTGACATTAATATTAGCCGTATTTCTGAATCCACCTACTCAACGCTGCCAAATAAGCTCGCACAGGGGCGCCCAATACAAGTGTGGATCAACCGTCAAACAGGCCAATCAAACCCCACCACGGCTGTTTTAACGGCTAATGTAAGCTCTTCAGCCACAACGATTGATGTAAGTGACGCTACCGTACTAGCTTCTAATGGATTTATTAACCTACAAGCAGAAACAATTTACTATGCTAACGTTAATGGAAACCAATTAATTAACTGCGCCCGCGCCCAAAACGGCACTACGGCAGCAAGTCATGTAGTAACTACAACGGTATATACCAACAACTTACCAAGTATTAATGTTTGGCCTACCCCTAATTCGCCCGGAAGCCAGTATATGTTTGTGTACTGGAGATTAAGAAGGTTACAAGATGCAGGCACAGGCGTTACTGAGCAAGATATTCCTTTCCGCTTTTTACCTTGCATGGTAGCTGGATTGGCGTACTATATCGCCATGAAAAAGCCAGAAGTAGATCCAAATAGGGTAATGGCGTTAAAAGCTTTATACGAAGAACAATTCCAGTTAGCCGCCGATGAAGATCGTGAAAAGGCTTCTATCCGATTTGTACCACGCGAAATGTTTTATTGAGGTTATGAATGCCATCAAAATATGCTTCAGGGAAAAACTCGATTGCGGAGTGCGACAGATGTGGTCAGCGCTATATGCTAAAGGAATTAAAGAAGCAAGTACTCAAGACTAAACTATATAATATCAAGGTATGTCCTAGTTGTTGGGATCCTGATCAGCCGCAGTTGCAGTTAGGTATGTACCCGGTTAATGACCCACAAGCAGTACGGGATCCAAGGCCAGATGTGAGTTACAGGCAGTCGGGTACTAATGGTTTGCAGATTAACATTAATGGCGGTACTGGAGTTGATGGATTTGGTGAGCCAGATATGGGTAGTAGGGTGTTTCAGTGGAATTGGAACCCTGTAGGCGGTTCAAGAAGTTTTGATAATGCATTAACACCAGACGACTTGATAGGTAACACACAACTTGGTACAGTAACAATTAGCATAACTTAAGGAGCATGACATGGGATTTAGAAAATCAGCAGACGGAATAACAAAGACAGGTAAAACTGATACTCAGGTATTCCCAGATGACGGTAAGAAAGTTATCTTAAGTGGCCCAAAAGCCAACAAAAGTAGCTTAAACAAGAACATGAAGGCAGTAGGTCGTAACTTAGCCCGTGCCGCAAATCAAAGAGGTCGATAATGGCTAAATTTAGCGCAAAGAAAATGGGCAAAGAAGTTGGTGCGGCTGCTGTATATGCTGAACCACACACGATGAGTGGCGGTCCCGTAAGCGAAAAAGCCTCAGTAGTTAAGGCTGGCAATGGCGTAGATGACATTAAGATGTCTGTAGGCGGCGTATTTAAAAGCCAGAATGATGAAGTAAAAACCTCGGGTATTAAGATCCGTGGTACTGGCGCAGCCACTAAAGGTGTTATGTCTAGAGGACCAATGGGCTAATGAATTACAACGATCTTTTCTCGCAGATTCAAGCGTATACGGAAAATCAATTTCCGGCGACCTATCTCGCCAATGGAAGTACGGTCAGCTATACAACGCAGATTAATACCTTCATTCAGCAGGCAGAACAGCGTATCTATAACACGATACAAATACCTTCTTTGCGGAAAAACGTTACAGGCAATTGCTCCTCAACTACAGTGTATCTAGGGTGTCCTAACGACTACTTATCAACCTATTCAATGGCGGTTATTGATGGGGATGGCGCTTATGAGTACCTTTTAAACAAGGATGTTAACTTCATTCGTGCAGCCTACCCAGATCCAACGTATACAGGATTACCCCGTTACTACGCCTTATTTGGCTCTAGATTGAATGATCCCAATGAACTGAGCTTTATGCTAGGTCCAAAGCCAGATGCAAACTACGGTATTGAGCTTCATTACAACGCTTATCCAGAATCTATTGTGGATGCTGGTACGTCTTGGCTTGGTGATAATTACTCGCCCGCGCTGCTTTGGGGATGTATAGTAGAAGCGTATACGTATATGAAAGGCGAACCAGATTTACTAATAGCCTACAAAGCCAAGTACGATGAAGCAATGCAGCAATTGAACCGCTTGGGTACAGGACTTGAAAGAAATGACGCATATCGCGTTGGGCAGGCATCAATCAAGGTAAACCCATGAAAACCGTAGTAAAATCAACTTTTTTAGGAGCATAGAATGGCAATTACCCAAGCAATGTGTGACTCGTTCAAGGTACAAATCCTTGCCGGTCAACAAAATTTAACATCTGGTGCAACGCCTGTATATAAGATTGCTTTGTATACTAGTTCAGCAACGTTATCAAACGCAACAACCGCATACACGACTTTGAATGAGCAAACTAGTTCAGCCTCAAACTACACCGCTGGTGGTAATACACTAACGATTAGCCAAAGTCCTACCTCCACAGGTAACGTAGCGTTTATGTCGTTTGCTAATAGCTCATGGACTAATGCGAATATTACGGCTAACGGTGCGTTGATTTATAACAGTACCGCAAATACGGCTGTAGCTGTGTTGGCTTTTGGTGGCGATAAAACTGCTACTAACGGGACTTTTTCAGTAATTTTCCCTGCTGCTGATTCGACAAACGCTATTATTCGGATTGCTTAAACGGGAGCTTTAGATGGCTCTGATTCTTGCAGACCGCGTTAAAGAAAATACCACTACAACTGGTACTGGCACTATTGTATTAGGTGGTGCGCAGACCGGTTATCAGTCGTTTGCAGTAATAGGAAATGCGAATACAACGTACTACACCATAGCGGATCAAACTGGATCTACGTGGGAAGTAGGTATTGGCACGTATTATTCTGGTAACGTTTCTTTAGTTCGTACTACGATTCTATCTTCGAGTAATGCGGGCGCTGTTGCTAACTTTACTGCTGGCACTAAAGATGTATTTGTTACTTATCCTTCGGAAACTTCTGCATTAGGCGGAAGCGGGCAAGCAATCATAGTAAATCAAACAAATGCTACAGCAAACTACACAATTGCTGCTAATACTAATGGCTTCTCTGTAGGTCCTCTTTCCGTATCGAATGGGGTGTCAATTACCGTAAGTAGCGGTCAGCGCTGGATAATTATTTAAGGATAGATTATGAGTATTATTGCAGCGGGAAATACTACAACTACCGCACTAGTTCAAACAGCAGATACTACGGGTAATCTAGTCTTTACTACGGGCGGAGCAAACACAACTGCTTTAACACTAAGCAATACTCAGGCTGCTACTTTTGCTGGCAACGTAACTATTACAGGAACATCAACCAATACTGGTAATGCATCTTTTGGTAACGTTACTGCAACAGCATTTAGCGGCCCATTAAACGGCACTGTTGGCGCTACTACTCCAGCCGCAGGAACATTTACTTCTGTAACAAGTACTAATGCTAGATCTTATCTTAGATCATCTAGCGATCAATATGCTTTAGGTGTTCAATATGGAACAGCAACGGGTCAATTTTATATTGGGGCTACAAATTCACTCACACCAGATATGATTTTTAGTAGGACTGGTGGTGAAGAAAAAATGCGTATTGGTAATAATGGTTTTGTAGGTATAAATACTGGTTCACCAAGTACTGTATTAACCGTAAATGGGAATAGTGGAACGGCAGTAACAATATATGGTGGAAATCAAACTGGTATGTCGCTTACTTCAGCAACCAATACTGGAGGATTATATATTGGTCGTGGATATGCAAGTGACAATGCAAATACTTATTTTATATATGATTTAGTTAATTCAGCTCTTAGATTTTATATTGCAGCAGATGGAAGTGTTTCTATTGCAGGGTCTTTATCAAAAGGTTCTGGATCGTTCCGCATTGACCACCCGCTTCCACAGCTAGAAAAAACACATGACTTAGTTCACTCATTTATAGAAGGCCCACAAGCTGATTTGATTTATCGTGGTGTTGCTAAACTAGAAAACGGTAAAGCTACAGTCAATATTGATACTGCCGCTGGAATGACGGAAGGTACTTTTGAAGTGCTATGCCGTGAAGTTCAATGCTTTACAACAAACGAAACTGATTGGACTGCTGTTCGTGGTTCTGTGTCTGGAAATGTTTTAACTATTGAGGCGCAAGAAAGTACAGCCACATCAAGTATTAGCTGGATGGTAATTGGTGAGCGTAAAGATAAGCATATGATTGATACAGGCTGGACTGATGAAAACGGCAAAGTTATTGTTGAGCCATTAAGAACTGTTGAAAAAACAATGCCAAATCCACCAACTACAGAGGCGGGAACTAAATAATGCCAAGTACAATTAATGCTGATAATGGCGTAGCTTCAGGAATAACGGGCGTTCGCACTACTGCGGATGGTACAGGTAATCTTGCGTTTCAAACTAATGGTAATACTGTACTTACGCTAAATACGGCTAACGTAGCAACTTTTGCGGGCGGCATAACTGTACCTGCGGTTGGTATTACCTTTTCTGATAGCACAACAATTACGAGCCATGCAAACCCTAACGTAACTACATACACATCAAGCTCTGGAACATACACAACCCCTTCGGGTACTAAGTTTTTAATTGTGGAAATGGTTGGTGCTGGTGGTGGTGGTGCTGGTGGATACGCTGGTGGAACTGCTGCGGGTTCTGGTGGTACTGGCGGAAATACTACTTTTGGTTCGAATACCTGTGGTGGAGGTACTGGTGGAGTTTCACTTTATTCTGGTGGTACTGGCGGTGCAGTAACTGTTGCAGCAGGAACACAAGCTATAGCTTCTTATGCAGGACAAGTTGGCGGAATTGCTGGATCTACAAACAATACTAGTGGAGTTTCTGCAAATGCTTCTGGTGGCGCAGGAGGAGGTACTCCTTTTGGTGGGGCGGGTCCAAGTTGCGCTTATGTTGGGACTGGAGTAGCGGCTATATCAAATACAGGAAGCGGAGGATCAGGTTCTTCTGGTGGAAATGGAAGCACTGCTCGTGATGGGGGTCAAGGAGGTGGTGCTGGAGCATATTTGAGAGGATTAATTGCAGCACCATCCTCAACATATTCTTACGCTGTTGGCGCAGGTGGAACTGCTGGAACTGCTGGGTCACTTTTATCTAATGG